TGCTCTAGTACAGTGTCGTAAAAAGGGTGCGGCCAACTGGGGTAACAAGAGCAAAAAATGAAGTTTTTAATATTCAACGGAAGCCTAAAGCCGGATTCGGAATCAAACACATTTTCTGTTTGTAAAATGTTACAATTGGCATTTGAAAAATTAGGTCACGAGTGTGAGATAGTCACGCTCATGGATCTAAATTACAAAAGCGGAACCAAAGACATGGACGATGAGTTAAAGCCTTACATCATGAAAATATTTGACATGGACGGTGTTGTGTTTGCCACTCCAATATGGTGGGGAGTGCAAAGCTCTTACATACAATCAATGTTCGAAAGGCTCGACCCTATATACAGTTGGGCAAAGGATAATCAATACCAACCTTTCTATAATAAAGTATTTGGAACACTTGTATCAGGTGGTGGTGATGGATTTCAACATATACATGCAAATTGTTACAACTTTGCGGCAAATCTAGGATTTACTATTCCGCCAAATTGTAACATTGAATCAAAAGCACAGGGCATTGATGAGATTAAAAAAGACGAAGACACTGTTAATCAGGTGAAAAATTGTGCAATCAACATGTCTGTTTGGGCTGATATTTTAAAACGTGCTAACCCGACAACAGCGGCCAGGCACGGTACAGTTGATGTTAGTGCAGTTGGCGGAGAAACAGACTACGCTTTCAGTGACGATTTAAATGAAGGCAAAAGGATACCTCGTAAAAAAGGCCAAAAAAGGAAAAGTAAAAAACACAGTGACCTGTACACGGATGAAGATCCAAAAGGCACTATACACGGACTAGGGTTCAAGGATGAGGCCACAGCAAGATCCAGTGTGTCTAAAATAAGGAAGTCTGGTAGATCACACGCACACAAAATACAGGCGGCTGTTGCCATGGAACAGAGAGCGAGAGCGGCAGGCAAATCAGGACCGGCGGCAATCTATCGTAAATATATAAATTCAATGAAGAAAAAAACAAAGGCTAAAAACAAATGAAAATAATTGAAGTATTCGAAGGCACACGTTGTTGGAAAGGTTACATGCGTAAAGGTTTCAAGACCATGTTTGGAAAAAGGGTTCCAAACTGTGTGAAGAGAGAAAATAAATTTCATGTTTTAGACAAGTTTGAACAATCAGTATTTGAGTCCGAAGATGAATCTTTGGCAATAAATTTTATACGTAAAAACTATGATGCTTTAAACACTTGTGCCTTGCACGAGTCTCATCATTCAGGCCTACGGGCTTGGTTCGGCAAAGGCAAAAAAGGCGGTGCCGGTGGTGGTGGCTGGGATCGTTATAACACAAAAGGTGAAAGAATTGGTAAATGTGGTGGTAGGAAAAAAGGCGAGGGCAAACCTAAATGTTTGTCTAAGGCACGGGCGGCCAGTCTCAGAGCATCCGGTGGTAAAAAAGCAATCGCGGCCGCTGTCAGAAGAAAAAGAGCCAAAGACAAAAATCCTGAAAGACGTGGAAAAGCAATCAACGTATCCAACAAAAAGAAAAAATAATTTGCATTACTGTTAGATCTGTTATATAATGTTTAATATTAACAGGAGAAATATATGGCAGTAAGAAACTTCAACGACGCAGAAAAACAAAAACTAATTCAAATCATTTCCCAAGGATCACAGGTACTTGGCGAAGTGGATGATCTCAAAACAGGCTTGAGAGACACAGTCAAAGCAATAGCAGAAGAACTGGAACTAAAACCTGCACTGATAAACAAAGCAATTTCCGTGGCGCACAAAGGCAATTATCAAAACATTGCCGATGACATGGACACACTTGAAAGCATATTAAATACAGCCGGTAAACTTTAGTGGTTAAATTACTCAAAGAATTTTGGGTAAACAGTTACAAATCTGATAAGATAGCTTTTTGGTTTGAGCTAGTTTCGGTTGCCCTAACAATAACAGGATCTTGTATCTTGACATTTACATCTCCAACTCCTATAATGAGTATAGTGTTCCCGATATATTGGCTAGGCTCAAGCACATTGCTAGTTGCCGCTGTGAGACGTAGGCAGATATGGTTGTGTACATTAACGTCATGGTTTACAATTATGAACACCATAGGATTGTATAGAGTTTTTATTTTATGAGTTACATAGACGCATTATATAAAAAAGACGAAGATAAAATTTATGTTGTAGAACGTGACCCTAAAAAAGGTCGAGTGTTTGTTGAGTATGACGCAAGATATGTATTTTACTATCCCGATACCAGAGGCAAACACAGATCAATAACAGGCGAACCACTGCAAAAGGTACAATGTACAACATCTAAAGAATTCATTAAGGAGCAACGAATAAGATCAAATAAGCAACTTTATGAAAACGATATCAATCCAGTATTTAGATGCTTGGAGGAGAATTACTTAGGCAAGGAAACTCCAAAACTAAATGTGCTGTTCTTTGATATTGAGGTGGGCTTTGATCCCGAAAGGGGTTATGCCACGACAGATGATCCGTTCATGCCCATTACTGCCATAAGTTGTTACATGGGTTGGACGGATCAGCTGGTCACATTTGCGGTACCTCCCAAGACTTTGAGCATGAAAGATGCCGAGATCCTCACACAGCGTTTTCCGAACACATTGCTGTTCGAAAAAGAGAAAGACATGCTGGACGCATTTTTACAGGTAGTTGACGAAGCAGATATATTGAGTGGTTGGAATTCTGAAGGTTATGATATTCCATACACAGTTGGCCGTATACAAAAAACCATGAGCAGTGACGACACAAGAAGACTGTGTTTCTGGGGTGAAAAACCAAAGAAGAGAGTTTTTGAAAAATATGGCAGGGAACATTTAAGTTATGACTTGATTGGTCGTGTGCATTTGGATCTGCTGGAGTTATATAGGAAATACACATATGAAGAGCGACACAGTTTTAGATTAGATGCAATAGGAGAACATGAATTGGGAGAAAGGAAAACAGTATATGAAGGATCTTTGGATGCATTATACAACAACGACTTTGCGTTGTTTATAGAATACAACAGGCAAGACACAAACCTACTTGCAAAACTTGAAAAGAAACTAAAGTTTATAGAACTAGCCAACGAGATTGCACACCAAAACACTGTGTTACTTCAAACAACAATGGGTGCAGTAGCGGTCACAGAACAGGCGATTGTAAATGAGGCACACAGGCGTGGAATGATTGTTCCAGGAAGAAAATTCAGAGACAAAGATGCAGAACCAGTAACGGCGGCTGGAGCATATGTGGCAACTCCAAAAAAAGGTATACATGACTGGATAGGATCAATAGATATTAATTCGCTGTATCCTTCGGTAATTAGAGCACTTAACATGGGTCCTGAAACAATAGTCGGGCAGATACGTCCAGTGATTACTTCGGCAGAGATCAATAGAGCAAGGCACGCCAAAAAATCGTTTGCGGCGGCATGGGACAACCAATTTGGAAGTTGGGAGTATCAAGCAGTAATGGCAAAAGAGAAAGGCACAGAATTAATTGTTGACTGGAGTGATGATACAAGTGTGCGTATGAGTGCCGCACAACTGTATGATGTTATATTTGACGGCAACAACAAATGGATGTTGAGTGCCAACGGAACCATATTCACATACGAGTACGAGGCCATTATTCCAGGTTTACTTAAACGTTGGTATGCAGAAAGACAAGATATGCAAAGGAAGATGCATGACGCAGGAGACAACGATATTGAAAGAGAATATTGGGATAAAAGGCAACTTGTTAAAAAAATTAATCTAAACAGTTTGTATGGTGCAATACTAAATCCAGGATGCAGATTTTTTGACATGCGTATAGGACAATCAGTGACACTAACAGGAAGGTGTATTACCAAACACATGGGAGCCAAAGTAAATGAAATTGTTGCAGGAAAGTATGATCATATTGGTGAAAGTATTGTGTATGGAGATACTGACTCTGTGTATTTTTCCGCACACAAAACATTGAAAAATGAAGTAGACGCAGGACAGATCCCTTGGGGGAAAGATGATGTAATCGGATTGTATGATAAAATTGCAAATGAAGTAAACACAACATTTTCAAGTTTCATGAGTAAAGCATTTCATTGTCCAAGCACAAGAGGTAGTGTTATAAAGGCCGGCCGTGAACTTGTAGCACTTAAAGGTTTGTTTATTACTAAAAAAAGATATGCGGTATTGTATTATGACAAAGAAGGCGAACGTGTAGACACAGCAGGTAAACAGGGCAAAGTCAAAGCAATGGGTCTCGATCTTAAAAGATCTGACACTCCTGTATTTGTGCAAGACTTTTTAAGTAATGTGTTGTATCAGGTATTGACAGGTGAAACAGAAGAACAGGTACTCAAAGCAATATCCGAATTTAGAGCAGACTTCAAAGCTAGGCCCGGTTGGGAAAAGGGGTCGCCAAAACGTGCCAATAATGTAACAGACTATTGGGAGAAGGAAAAGAAACAAGGCAAAGCAAATATGCCTGGACATGTCAGAGCAAGTATCAATTGGAACACTTGCAGACAGATGTATGGCGATAAGTATTCACTTCCGATCACAGATGGTGCTAAGGTTATTGTGTGTAAGTTAAAAAACAATCCCCTAAACTATACAAGCATTGCTTATCCAGTGGACGAGTTACGTATTCCTGACTGGTTCAAAGAGCTTCCGTTTGATTCCGAAGCTATGGAGCAG